TAATAATTTTATTTGCTTTCATTCCTAATTCGTCATAATTACCACCATCATAAGCAGGTACTAATAAAGTATGTGGCCATTTTTCAAATGCAAATGTATCAACTAAATCTTCTATTTCTTTTTTATAGGGTTGTGCTTCGTCCCAATAAACTTTACCAACTGGATTTCCGGCTTGACTTACTTTCTTCCATATTCTCCAATGTCCTCTACTAAACGTTCCAAATCCTTGAACTGAATCTTTAGTTTGCCAATCATCTATTGAAATAATAGCATCGGGTCTTTTAATTATAGTGTAAGCTGCACCGTACCAATATCTTGCTGATAAACTATTAGGACCAAATACAAATACAAATACTTTATCATACATTGACACATCTTCTCCCGGGATAATTGCTTTATGAGTTACATCGTGTCCTAATTCTTTTAGGACAGTAGGAAGTATTCTGGCAGAAGTTGCAATGTTTAATGGACTACGAGCAGTTCCAATTGATAATGCATTAAATCCTGTTACTAAAATTTTCATTTATTTCTCTTTCTTCTTCTATAATTTTTTCTATATTAGGAGCTTTCCAGTCTTTAGGTTTTATAACATCAAATTTAGTTCCACGTTTTCCTGTTTTATCTTTAGCCCTAATCTTACTCATATTAGCTTTTTGAACTTCGTTCCATGCTTTTTCAAATGGTAAGTTAAATAACCAAGCTGTTCCTAAAGCTATATAAACTATGTCAACTAAAGCATCTAAAGCTCCAGCTGCATCTTTTTTAGTTATAGCATTAGTATATTCAGCTAATTCTTCCATTAAAAAAGCAGTTCTAAAATTAATAAGTTCACTATTATTAGGTATATCAACTTTTTCGTTTTTTTCAAAGCCATATTTTTTATGAAAATTATCTATGTCTTTTAATATATCTGTCATAATAATCTTTCTTGTTCAGGTGGTTTTCTAAAATCAACCACTTGATGTATTTCTTTATTTTCTTTTTTATCTTCTATACTATTTTTAATTATCCTTGCTACATATTCAGCTACAGGTGGCATAACACTTCTCGCAATTTGTGAACCTATCGTAGAAGCTGGTCCTTCCCATATATAATCATGAGGATAACCAGCCATATAAGCTAATTCTTTATGTCCAAATAATCTATCTTCAGTTGGATGTATATAAAAACCTCCAGCTATAACTGGTATATGTTCGTCACTTTTTAATCTCCATTTCATAAATTGAGGTCTACCCTTAACTCCATTTCTCATTCCTCCACGTTTCCAAGTTTCTGGAGGATTATATCTTTCCCACGTTACTCTTAAACTCTCTCCTTGTTTACAATATTTTAAATAAGGAATTTCACTTTTTCCTAACTTCATTAAGTGTCCTATATCTTTTTTATGTTCTAGTTTAAAATTTTTAAGAACTTCTCCAGTTGTTGGTAATGGAGAAAAGTTTAATGGTTTAATACTTAAATGATATTTAGTTGCTATAAAGAAAAATCTTTTACGACTATGATTTAATCCTGTATAACCACCGTCAATTAATAAATGAGTTGTATAATAACCTAAGTCATTAGCTTCTTTAGTTAATTGTTGAATCATTTCATACCCACCATTCTTACTATAAACTCTAGGAACTGATTCAAGTACAATAGCTTTAGGTTTTAAGTCTTTTAATAAACTAAAAGCATTTCTCCAACAAGCTATTCTAGGGTCATCTTTCCAAGCCATCGCACCTTTTTGAGTTGATCCTAAATTAGACCAAGGAGCACATGGAGGATTACAATAAACAAAATCTACTTTATTTTTAAATTTATCTTTAGGCCAATTTTCTTCTCCTTCATAATATTCCACATCTGGAAAATTAGCTTGAAAAGTTTTTTTATAAACTCCAGGTTTCATTTCAAAGTGTGCTAAAATATCAAAATGTTTTTTAACGCCTAAAGCGAATCCACCTGCGAATATGTATGCTCCTAATGCTTTCATTAATGTATTGTATAACTATACTTCGTTTCAGGCTGTAAGATGAACAAATTCTTTTTAGCTCTAGTCACAGCAACATAAAACACTCTATGTTCATCGTCAGGTTCTGTATTTAATTTCTTCCAAGTTTTATATGATATATCACTTATTACAACTACATTATCACTTTCACCACCTTTAATTGCGTGTATAGTAGATAATCTAATTCTTGCTTTATTTTTAAATATATCTCCAGATTTAACTAATAATTCAAACATTAATATATCTTCTGGATCAAGTCCGTGAATAACTTCCTGCCACTCTCCTTCTGCTAATAATCCACAATTCTCTTTTAAATATTGTAAAGTAAATTCTAAATTTGTGTCTATATCTTTTAAAGTTTTAAATCCACGTTTAATTCCTACATTACTTCTTAAACAAGAATATAATTTTTGTACTTCTTCAAAAGTAATAGTTTCTCCTTTATTTAATTTGATCCATGATCTAATGGCTATGACAAATTTATTTGCTTTAAATTCTTGATATCCTCTTTCATAAAACCAACCCATACGTTTACAATAAGATTCAGCTCTATGTAATTGATATCCTGATCTCGCTAATATTAACCATTCTCCTGAATTCATATTTACTTCTTCTATAGAAGATATTTCAGTTATACTTCCTTCTTCATCTTTAGATGTCCATTCTTTAGATTGTCTTAATGAAATTCTATTAGTAATATTACAAGCTAATCTATGAATTACTTTAGGAAGTCTATGACTCTTTGGTAAAACTTTAACTTCACCTTTTATATTTAAAAAATTAGTTACGTCAGCTCCTGACCATTTATATATAGCTTGATCATCGTCACCTGCTATATATCTTAACTTACAATTTTTAGTTAATTTTTCAATTACTTTCCATTGCTTTATAGTTAAGTCTTGTGCTTCATCTACAAATACAATGTCTAAATCAGGTACATATTCTTGTTCTAAAAATACATCTAACATATCTGTAAAGTCAAGAAGATTTTTAGCTTTTTTAAAATTAGAATATGATTTACTAAAATAATCTTGTTCTTCCCAACTATGTTCACACTCAAGTTCTTTCCATACTGATTTTAAATCTCTTTCGCTTGATCTTGCAACTTCATCACAAAATAATAATAAATCACCTTTTTTACTTCCTATAATAAGTCCTGAATTATCTTCTTCTGATACTCCTGACATTTCTACTCTTACTAATTCACTAAATTCTTTTATACGTTCTCCTTTAAACACTTGACCACTATTTATATTTAAAGCTCTATAACATAAACTATGTATAGTTCTAAAATATTCTAAGTCATCTTCTGATAACTTAAACTTTTTAATAACTCTTGATCTTGCTTCTTTAATAGCTCTACGTGTAAAAGAAAAAAATCCAATTCTATTAGCTTGAAATCCTTCTGCTATTTTTTCTTCTAGTATTCTTAATAGTTCTGTAGTTTTTCCAGTACCAGGACTTCCAAATATCTTTAAAGTTTTACTGTCCATGTTTTTTATGGATATTAACTAATACTTGATGTTGTTTATTAGATAATAAAATATGTTCTTCAGATTTATTTAATTTTTCAATTACACTATTACAAAAATCTAATTCCCAAGTATTTAATTTAGTTTTATCCATACCATTTAAAAACTTAACTAAATTTTTATATTTATCTCCTTCAATTCTTTTTAGAAGTTCATTTGGTATATCTCTAGGAGATACTTTTTCTATTTTTAAATTTATCATATGAAAGTAAATCATACGACATACATTCACGTCAGTTAAAGCATCGTGCCAATCATGATAACCTACATTAAAAAAGAACTCATGACACTCTTGTAATTTAGGAAATTTATAATCTTTATACTGACCTTGTAATTTCATTTTATCTTTTGCCATCATCATCGTACAAAAAATATTATTAGGTTTTTTAAATTTCATATGAAATAGATTAAATGCTCTTTCTATTATTTGTAAATCAAAAGCTGTGTTATGAGCTACGAGTGTATCAGCTCTACCTAATAGTTCTGAAAATACTTCTAAAGCTAACTTCATAGGTACACCTGTATTTTCAGCTTCTTCTGTAGTTATGCCATGTATATCAGATGCATCTTTTGGAATTTCAAAAGGTATATGACTAGGTTGTATTCTAAAAGATATTTGAGATACCACCTTTTCTTTATCATCACAAAGTTGTGCTGCTAAACTAACAAGATGTGGTTGTTCTTCGTGATCTGATTTTAAATCTCTACGCCAAAGTCCATTCGTTTCTGTATCAAAAAATAATATCATTATCCCTTTCTTAGTGCTAATTCAACACCTTTAACTTGAACTTTATTATCTACTTTATTTTTTTCTCTATCATTTTCTAAAAATAAAATAGCTGAAGTTAAAGCATCACTACTTACTTCTTTTTTATTAGCATAGTCAAGTAATATATTTATAGCTTGTTGTTTATTCATATGCCTCCTTTTCTATATTTGGTTGTTTAAATTCTTCAGTTTGATTTGCAAAATTTTTAATAGACCATACGTTTACAAATTTTCCTTTAATCTTTCTACCTATATGATTAGCACCTAAATTTTTTAAATAAGCTGTTATCTCATGTAATTTAAATTCTTTAAATCTATGTCTATCTAAAAATTCCATAAAGTCATTAATTCTAAACTCAGTATTAGTTTCTAATATAATAGCTTTACCTCTAAGTAAATCTTCAGGTTCAGTAGATGAACTTGATCCAGTACAAAATCTTTCTAGTAATTCATATAATCTACCTTTATTACTTGAATCTGCAGGAGCATCTACTTCTTCTAATCTTTGCATTAAATCATTAATAGTTTCTACCCATAACTTGTCATTAATTTTAGGAAGTAACATATTAATATTTTCAAACACAACTTTTCTAAAATCTAAAAAACTATAAATATGATTACTTTCTAATGGACCTATTCTTTTTTCATTTAAAGTTAAATAGTAAGTAGGAGGATCAGTAAGTATTTTAGTTATTCCATTAAGTGATGGCATTTCTCCATTATCATTAATTCCAAATTTACATGTAATACATTTAGGCCTATTACATACAGCATTAATAGGTGATTCACTACATCTATAATTATAATTTTTAGTTTTTAAACTTTCTAATGTATTAGTAAATTCTCTAGGTTTAAGTGGTGGTATTAAATACTTTTCATTATAATCTTCTAATTCTTCTTCCCAATTCTCTGGATCTTTTTTTCTTAAATAAACTCCTAAATTAAATAATCCATTATTTCTACCACCTTCACTAATACCACCTAAAGCTATTAAATGTTGTAAACAAGGAGGACCACCTGGAAGTTTATCTTCAGAACTATCTAATTTTTTTATAAAACTTAAATCAATTTCATCTAAACTATTCACTGAAAACTTATGAACCCATTTAATAAAATTTTCTGGTGATAATACTTTACCATCATATAATGCATAACGTTCAGTTTCAGCTCCTCCAAAATATGGCATATTAAGCCAATTACCAACATCTTCTTGTGTTAATATTTTATCTTGTAATGGTCTTAAATCATATTTATTAAAACCAAATGCTTTAGCAATCTCTTTTAATTTTTTAATCATATGAGATGCTGGAATAAAATCTTTAGTAAATATAAAAATATGTCCTCCACCACTTTTAGAACGACATATAATTAAATTTTTCTTAACAAATAATTTTGAAATCTTTTCTAAATCTACACCCGCATAATCATCTACATCAAGACAGGCCCACTTACATTTACTATCTTCATTTATTGGAACTACACCTAGACCTATCTTACCTTCTAAGTGTAGTTTCCATAAATCTTTTGTATAAGGTTCTCTAATAGTATTTCCAAATCCGTCAAGCTTAACTCCTTTTGTTTGAGTAATGGTAAATTTACCATAAGCACGAGTTAGACCTGGAAATACATTAAAGAAATCGTCAGACAACATAACTTAAAAAGGTGCTTCTTCGTTATCCTCTGATTCATCTGCTACATGTTGATCAACATCTACTGGTTCAGATGCTTTAACTTTGCCTTTGTCTACTGATTCAGCTAGACTTTCAGCTTGACTAAATACATCTTTACTATCAATTTGACCTATTTCCTCTACTTTATATTTAAACCAACTACCTTGATCATTTTCAGCTTGAACGGTAGAAAGATTAAATTTATATAGAAAACTAGGTGGATCAATAGTTTGACCTTTCACATTAATCTTTTTCATTTTAAGAAGTGTATTCCACTTTCTTGAAACTGAAAGATTACTAGAAGTCATATTTAATACAGCAGGTTCATATGTACCATCTTCTTTTTTAAGAAGTATAAAATGTTCTGCAGTATCAACTATTTGATTATCACCTAATAAAGATTTCCTAGTTTTAGGATCAGTCTTAGTATTAGCAGGTTTCATATCATGAACTGCTACTAATCCGCCACCTTTCTCTCTAGGAACCCACTCTACGTAGGTTTTTCTATATCCACAAGGAATAACTTCAAGACTGCTACTATATAAAGTATTAGTAACCGTATTAAAGATCATACCTTCTTCAGCTCCCTCAATATACTTTTCATCTTTTTTCTTTCTTTGAGGTGAACCAGACTGAACGATAGCTAGTCTAGGAATTGTAATATCATCATTAGTGACATTCTGTAATCCTTTACCAGCATTTTTCAGAATTAAGTCAGCATTAATGTTACCTACTAGAGATCCATTACTTGCTGGCTTTTTTACTACTTGCTTTGTCTCAGCCATTTTTTATTTCTCCTTTCCGAGTTTTACTTTTGCTATACTGGCTTCGTATACACTAAAGTATTCTTCAGGTAATGTTTCACCCAAAGAATATCTTTCTTTAGCAAAAGCTTTTAATGTACCAGGATGCACGGTTGACTTTTCTTCATATGGGATATTCTTAAAATTTTTATTAAGAAGTCCTATAAGTTTATCAGCTTCATCGTACTCTCCTTTTGCAAAACTAACTTTAACATCATGTTTAATTAGTTCCGCATGACCATTTTCTTCTAACCATTTAAGAGCACCTGCTCTTTTATCATCTGGTATAGAACAAAATAGTTCATCTTTAACTACGACTTGACTTCCATCTGCAAGATCAAATCTAGTCATATTATTACACGCTGCCATAGCATCGGGTAATTCTTTTTCTTCTATTTCTCGAATTTCAGATTTTAAGACTTTTAATCTTTCTTCCTCTTTTTCAAGAACTTTCTTTTTTTCTATTAACTTATTACCAATTGCTGTAACTATTTCTAGTCCACCTTTTGGTAATGTTTTCTTTTTCTTATGCTTTTCTACTGCGTCAAATATCCATTTATCCGACATAGTCATCATTCTCCTTTCTGTTATTATAAATATCTATCTCAACTGGATAGTAAGCTCTATGCTCTCTATCCCATTTGAGTATTTTTAGTCTACCATTATTTATATCAGATGCAACTATTGAAGCAATTGCAATAGCCACAGGGTCACCCATTGCGAGTAAAAAATCAGAATCACTAAAGTCTTTTAGTTTCTGTTTCATTAAACGTACAACAGGATCAGACGAAAAAGTTATTTGCTTATACGGTCTTAATAAAGCTATTAACTCACCGTATCGACCGGCTGCAAGAACATTTACATTTGGATTCTCTTGCACTATAAACACTTTCGCCATTTCTTCTCCTTTCTATTTTTGATTTACTTTAGAATTAAAAAGTTTATATTTTAAAAAATTAAATTAGAAAACAGAAAGTTTTATATGCAAGTACAATTTGTTGATGAAAAAGATTTTTTAGAATATAAGTTTAAAACTAAACCATATAAACATCAGTTTGATGCTTTTATGATTAGTAAAGATAAAGAGAGTTATGCTCTTTTTATGGAACAAGGAACTGGTAAATCTAAAGTTATAATAGATAATATCGCTTATCTATTTCGTAAAGGTAAAATTGATACTGTTGTAATAGCAGCGCCTAAAGGTGTCTATCGTAACTGGATAGCTTCTGAATATGAAACTCATATGCCAGATGATGTTAGAGAATTTACACGACTTCAAGTATGGTCACCTAACGAAACTAAAAGTAATATAGAAGAATTAGTAGAATTTTTAAAAGAGAGTAATAAGTTAAGATTTTTTGTAATTAATATAGAAGCTCTATCTACAGAGAAAGGAAAAAATTATGTTCATAGATTATTAAATACTGGAAAAGCTTTTTTTGTAATAGATGAAAGTTCTAATATAAAAAATAGAAAAGCAAGAAGAACTAAAGCTTGCCATAAAATATATAAATTAGCAAAGTATAGAAGAATATTAACTGGAACTCCAGTGACCCAAGGTCCTTTAGACTTATGGGCTCAAATGCATTTTTTAGATCCATATATATTACAAAATAGTTTTTTTGCATATCGTAATACTTTTTGTGTAATTAGAAGAAGAAGATTATCTACTCATACGTTTGACGAAGTTGTAGGTTATCAACGATTAGAAGAACTTCAAGAATTATTAAAGCCATATAGTTTTAGAGTTACTAAAGATGAATGTTTAGATTTACCTCCTAAAGTAAAATTAATAAGACATATAGAAATGACTCCAGAACAAAAGAGAATGTACGTGACTTTAAAAAAGAGAGCTATATTAGAGCTTGAACGTGAAAAGATAGTGTCTGCGCCTCTTATAATCACACGAATTTTAAGATTACAGCAGATATTATGTGGTTTTATTAAACATGATGATGGAACTGAAGCAGTAATAGAAGGCGAAAATCCTCGTATACAAGAACTATTAGATGTTATTGAAGAGACACAAGGTAATATAATTATATGGGCTACTTATAGAAATTCAATTAAATTGATCCGTGATTCATTAGCTAAAGTATATGGAGCTAGTAAAGTTGCAACTTTTTTTGGTGATACTGAATCTGAAGAAAGACAAGAAATAGTTAAAAACTTTCAAAGTGGAGAAATAAGATTTTTCGTAGGTCAACCTAGAACAGGTGGTTATGGTATAACATTAACTAATGCTAAGACTGTAATTTATTTTAATAATACATATGATATGGAAGTAAGACTTCAATCTGAAGATAGAGCACATAGAATAGGTCAAAAAGATAAAGTTACTTATATAGACTTCGTGTGTCCTAATACCTTAGATGAAAAGATTATTCAAGTATTAAATAATAAGAAAAAATTAGCTGACGAAATAACTGGAGATAAGTGGAAGCAATTATTTGCTTAATTCTTAATTTCTTTAATACGTTTAACTCCGTGCTTATCTACTTCTACAATAGCTTCAATTTGTTTACATTCCATTCGCAAAGTATTTGATGTACCATCACGTTCTACTTTACGTTTTTGTTCTAAACATTCCGCAAGATTAGCTTTAGGAGAATAGTTTTCTAATTTTCCATTAAGAAACATTAATAAAGCAAATATTATTTCACCCATTACTTACCTCGTAATGTATCTAATTCTTTCTCTAGTTTATCTATTTTCTTTTCTAGTTGTGCTATCAATACTTTCGTATGTACGTTTTCTTCTAATTGCTTAGAGTGCTTGTCTATAGATTTAGCTTGATACTCAATTAACATATACATTTCTTGATTCTTAGGAGTTTGTTCAGCCTTCTTTAATAAATCTTGTGCCATTAGTTTTTCATTAGTTTCAAGTCTATTAAGTCTTTCCACTATTCCAAAATAAGTCCATACCGCTACAACAATAGCAGACACAATAGCCACTATATTTTTAATAGGTAATGCTACACTTGTTTGATCACTTAATTTAAATTCACTACTCATAGTTATTCTTTAGGTTTATTTGCCATAGTTCTAGCAACTGATTCCGCTGATCGTCCTACTACATAACCTCCTAAACCTATTTGGAGTAAAGTCCAAACGTCACCTGGAAGATCAATAGTAATAGCAGCACCAAAGAAGAATTTAACTATTGGACCAAATATATAATTCCATACTAAAATAAATATAAGTACATACATAAGTAATGGTCTCCATGACGATGCAAACCAACCTGCTTTAGCTTCAGCCTCTATAATTTTAGCAGCCGCTTGTAATTCTTGTGTATTAGATTGTAATAGTTGTGTTTGTAAATCAGCTTTTAATTTAGCTTGTAAGTCTTTATCTTCAACTGATTTTTCAATTGTATTAAATAATATTTTAGCTAGTGGTGCTACTGCATTTAACATTGGTAACATTATGCACAACTCCTTATTATATTTGCTAATTCTTCACAACGTTTTGGTGTTTGTTTGTGCCAATTAGAATCAATCATTTGATTTGCCGCTTCATTATAATTTTGATTATTTAAAGCTTCAAAAAACTTTTTAAATTTACTTACTCCAGTTTTTCCTAATTGAAATACCATTTCTATTATAACTCCTTTTACTGTAGCTAAAACTAAATTTAATTGAGAAGTTAATTCATTAGCTCCTTCTACAGCTTTATTAAAATCTTGATTAAATACTTCTTCTAATTCTTCTATACTATATTCTACGCCTTCTTGGAAGTTGTCTTTTTCTGTAACTAAATGGCCATAGCCAATAGTGGCTTTTCCTAAAGAATCAAGATACATTTTGGGTACAAAACCCTCATGTTTTTTTATGCGTGCTTTAATTTCTTCGTAGTCCATAATAACCTTTTTTGGACTATTCTACACTTTTTTGTATGTAAATCTACTTTTAAAATAAAAATTTTTTTATTATCTACTCTTGCCATTCTTCCTATTTCAGTTCCTGACTTTCTTCTTGAAACTTTTTTAACGTCTATAAGTATTGTCTCTAAAGTTTTAGGATCCACGGCCACTAAATCTATAGCTGATTGAGTTTGACACCCTTTATATACGAAGTAACCTTGCTCTTGAAGCCAACAGATTGCTATATTTTCGCAAAGACAACCGATATTTTTTTTTATCATCTATTTAATAACATTATAACTAAAGAAGCTAATCCTACGATTATTCCTCCAGCTGATGTTATTAAGATATATTCTAAACGTTTAATTCTAAAACAAATATTATCTATTTTATTATGCATTTCTTTTTGCATAATACGACAAAGTTTTTCATGATTTTCAATTCTTATATTTGCTAAATCAGCTTTATTATAAGTTCCATTAAGTGATCGTTTTCTTTTTTTTATTTTCATTTTGCTTCTTTTCTTAATTGTTTTATTTTTTCAAATTCAGGTTCTTTATATTTAATTTTACCCTCAGATCCAAAAACATATTTAGCACCTTTTAATGTTCCATCTATAACTCCACTTATTGCTTTACCCATTAATTTTTGTACAGCTTTTGAAACAGCTTCTGGTGGTTGTATAATATAAGGTTGACCTGCTCTTTTATTAGAAGTTCCAATCATTGGATCTACTGTTCCTTCTTCAAAATATTTATCAATTAATACTGGAGTAAGTCCTATAGCTTTTCTAGTTTGATATTTTTCTGGAATTATTTTAGTAGAAATTTCTCTAAATTTTTCAGCTCCTTTTTCTATTTTTTCTCCAGCTTGAATAAGTCTAGTTCTACCCGCAACTTCTTTTACGACTTGTCCTAATTTAGATTGATCTAAACTAGCTGTTAATTTTGACATAAATGAAGATTGTTGTGCTGGACTTAATTCATCAAGCCATTTAGGATAGTTTCCTCCAATAAATTGTTTTTTAACTTGTTCTATAAAATCTTTATAATTTAAAATTTTATCTAATTGTTTTCCAGATCCATCTATAGAGTCATAAATTCTTCCTAATCTATTAATTACTAATCTATTATGATTTAAAGGACCGTAGATCATATCAACAAATAATCCAGCTTTATTAGCAGCTCCAGTTAAACCTTCACCTGTTAATATTTTTTCTGGTTGTTGTAATAAAGTTAAAGCTCTACCTAAATCTCTATGAACATCATAAAATTCTTTACCCATAAATTTTTCTATGATTCCTTTATTATCTTTTAAATATTGTAATAATCTAACTCCATCAAAAGC